TTCCCCTCCGATTTCTGCGAGTGCTTGCTCGGTAATATTTAAAATATCAGCATTCCAAAACACGTCATCTCCATTATTAGCCCTAGTATTTAACTTTTCCAAAGCTTTTACAGCAGTGGCAAGTTTCTTTTCAAGACCTTTTATTCTAAATACTTTATTTTCCAAAGAATTTGCTAAAGTATCCCAATTCAAACGGTCTTGTTGATTCTGCTTAAGTGTTAGAGCTTCTAAGATAAAGTACTCTTCACATTCTGGACACTCTAAAACATTATTTATTGATACAAAATCATTCCAACTTTCTGTTTCATAAAAACAGTTTGGGCATTTTACTTCCATCTTCACTCCTCCACCAATTCATCTACCGAACATCCGAGGGCTTTAGCAATATGTTCTGCAAGCCCTTTTTGCCACTTAGTAGCAACTAAAAACTGTACCCCTAATTCTGTATGCCTAATCGTTCTTTTAACAGCTCCTAAATAGCTGTCATCTAACCAATCATATAAAACTAAACACGCTAACTCATCAGCAGTCAGCCCCTTCTTCTCACGCATGATTTGCAGCTTTGTTTTTTGTTTAATCAATTTTTTCTCGCTCCATTCCATAATTTCTTGAAATTAAAGACTCAATTGAGCAGCCTCGGCTTGCATATAAATCGCAAAGGTCGCCGATAAATAAAACTCCTGTGCACTCATCCATTGGCTCAATAGCTTTCGCTAACATTGCAATAGGTTTAGAGTCATGAACTTCATTCTTTTCGTTAAATGCTGCGTTATCTGGATTATAAGGAGAATGGTATTCATCTCCTCTTTCTTTTACCCAATCAATCCCACGCTGTAGCGCAGCTTGAATTTCTTTTTCTGTCTTACCATTCATTGGTGTTGACAAGTACCATTTTTTCATACTGTCCAATCCCTCCTAAGCAATTTGCATTAATGTCGCAATCATTTTCTGATCGTCTTTTTTCTGTAATTCATCCAGGACATGGGCATAGGTTTCTTGAGTCACTCCAACATCCGCATGTCCTAATCTTGCTGAAATACTGTGAATTGAAACGCCTGCAGAAAGTAATACTGATGCATGCGTGTGTCTTAATCCATGGCAACTAATTTCTGTTATGCCTGCTTCTTTACATTTTCTCGACATGAAATTATTGATTGTCGAATTAAAGTATTTTTTATAGGACCCATTTTCCAATTTTTGAATAAAAATAGGCTCATTTGGTGGTAAATCTTGAAGTATCGGCTTAACTAAACCAATCGTTTGCCAGTCCAATGTTATTTTTCTAACTGAACCTTTTGTCTTTGTAGATTTAAAGCCACCTCGACCAGACTTATAATCCCAAGTCTTATCAATGGAGAGTTTATTTTCAGTCCAGTCAAAATCTTCTGGTGTAATGGCCAAGGCTTCCGCAAATCGGATTCCTGTCTTGGCAATGATGAATACCATCCAATCTACACCTAGCTCATTATTTAAATCAAGAGCATGCATCAACTTTTGCAATTCTTCAACTTGTAAAAACTTCTTTTTCTTGTCTATAGATGGAGCTTTACCTTTTATGACTGCTCGATAAGTTGGATCAACTTCAAGTTGTCTGTCATGGAATAAATCTTTTATACATGCTTTTACTAAGTGATGAAAATCTCCAGTTGTTGATTTCTCATGAGTTTTGGCATATTCATTAAGAATTTTTTGATATTGCGTGCGGTCAAAGTCTGATAGGAATAATTTCGGACATGTTTTTCTTAAAAATTCAGAAGCTATCCGATACTTCTTCAAAGTGATCTCTGAAATATCCCCGACTTTATATATTTCTATCCACTCGTCATAGCAATCTACAAATAATCTTTCTTTTTGTTTTTTCTTAGTCAAATAAACTCATCTGTCCTTTCTTTCCACCTCTTAGATATTCTTTTGTCGCTTCTAAACCTGGCATTAATTCCTCAGGTCCAGTGAGTTCCGCAAGCATATCAAGAAGCTTATTTTCTGATTGAGCGATTTCTTTATCAAGATTAATTAAATCATTTGCTACTTCATAGAGAGTAATGGGTTCTTCTTCCTCAAAAGTATCTACAAATCTAGGAATATTAAGGTTGAAGTCATTTTCCTTAATTTCTTCAAAACTTGCTAAGTGAGCAAATTTTTCAATCTCTTCCCGATTCTTATAGGCATCTAATATTTTTTCAATATGCTCATTTTTCATGTAATTTTGAGCTTTTTGTTTTTCGAATTCTTTTGATGCATCAATGAAATACACATCTTTAGAAGCTCTGTTTTTCTTTAAGACAATCATCACGGTTGGAATGCTTGTACCGTAGAAAATATTAGCGGGTAATCCAATAATTGAATCAATCGCCCCTTCTTCTAACAATTTTTGTCTTATTTTGCCTTCTGCTGCACCTCTAAAGAGCACACCATGTGGCAAAACGATTGCCATTGTTCCACCATTTGATAATTTTGAAAATCCATGAAGTAAGAAAGCGAAATCTGCTTTAGTTTTAGGAGCTAATCCATAATCTTCAAACCGTTCATCATTTTTTTGATTCCAACTTGCGGAAAATGGTGGATTCATCAAAACATTTGTTTTACCAGCCTTTTGAATGATTTTACTTTCAGATATTCTACTGAAACTTTCAGTTCTCTCTAGGTGATATTTTGCTTTGATTTCTCCGCTCAAACTATCTCCATGAAGTAAGGTCCCTTCAATATTTCTGATCGCTAGATTGAAAAGCAAGAATGGAATGGCTCGATCTGAAAGTTCTTCAAGTTCGAAGAAAGTTTTTTTGTTTTCATTCCAGAAATTAATGGCCATGCCACCAGTTCCTGCAGCTGCTTCAAAATATTTATCTGAATGTCCAATGATTGATGTTCCGATTTTACTGACAGAATCAGGCGTGAAATCTTGCTTCTTCTCTTTTCTGTCTGCGTGTTCCGCTTCAAAATAGCCTTGAAACCACTCGTAAGATAGATCAGATTCAATCTTTAGAAACTCTGAAAATAAATGCTCTTTCAAGTTTTCATTAAGCATTGACAACATCATTTTTTCTGGTGCTTTGTATGACTCTGTAATGCCTAAGAGTTCATTGATTTTTCCGTTTTCTATTCTTGCTGTCATTTGTAATCACCTTTTTCAAATCCTTTGTTCTTTCATTCATAGGGACATAATCGCAGTGTATTTTATTCAATCTCAAGAAATTTGCAAGGGATTTTTCGTCAATGTTTAAAAATTGAGCAATTTCTTTTCTGTAATATCCCTTGTTGGCCAAAGCAATAATTATTTCTTTATGCTTAGTAATATGCCTAACAAGAGATAATTTAAGTTGAGTTTTTCTACTTTTTACACTTTCTACTGTCCTACCTAAATTCTTAGCAAGTATTTTTGCATCATATTTTAGATAATTATCTCTGAGGTAATCATCTTCTTTTTCTGTCCAACGTCTATTTAAATATTGAACAGACCGATCTATTTTTCTTAACGCTGTAAGTCTTGCACTGACAGCGCCTGGAGTTCTCCCTAATAGTTCGGCTGCATCTTTTAGTGTTGAATCTCCACTGAACACAAAGTATTTTAGATAATCATCCTCATCTTCGGTCCACCGTTTTTTCACACTGTCCAATCCCTCCTAAAATTTCATCACGGCTCATGCTCGCGTATTTTTCTGGAATTTGTGGGTTGAGTGTAGCGCTGATTTCCTTGATTTGCTCTTTTCGCCATTCAATTCCCCATTCAGCAAGTCCTATGGCATTGTCATACGACTTATGATAATTCTTTTTATATCTGTCTAAGTTTTCCTCGAGTTGCGCTATTGCTTCAAAAAGAATACTGATTAAATGGTTCATTCTTCTTCCACCTCAATCTGCTCACAAACAACTGGAATAAATGACATTCCCAAATCTTCTTGACGTATTACTCCTTTTTTCATAAATTCAGAAGCTTCTTCTAAACTCTCAAATTCATATTCTGCGCTATTCCCCTGCATTTCCTTGTTTAGAGTTCCATACATTGCGCTATAAAATCTAAATCTCATTATTATCCTCCACAGGTACAGCAAACGCCCAATAACGTTCATCAATATCTTTAATTTCCTGTTCAGTAAAATCCTGTTTCCAATAGCCATAATTCTCATCTTCTTCCTCTACAAAATGATATCCTGCGTGATTTTCCATCAAAATCTGCCTAGTGGTGTCATCTTCCAAGAAAACCACTTCGTAGCGCTTCTCCTTGGCGACTGTGTAGCCGTTTTTCATAGCGAAAATAGTTTCGATAGGTTTATTTTCTGCATCAGCAAACCAATCTTCAATGTCACATCTAACCTTGCTTGATTTAACGCATATATCTGCGTTTATGGAAAAAATTGCAATTTCAAGCATGTGTTTATTCTCCTCATACCAATCAGCAGCAAACTGCGGAACTTCTGGAATCTCTGGCTGCTGCTTTTCGAGCTGGGATTCTAACTCTCGGATTCTATCCTCAGCCTTAAAAGCGTACTCTTTCCACTCTTTTAGCGTTTGTGCGCCTTTGGTAAACTTACTTGACAATTTTTCAAAAGATACATCACGTTTAGAAAATGGGTCAATCCCTGCATTGCTTGGTCTTTTTACTTCTTCTTCAAACTTCTTCATCATGTGTCCCCTCGAAATTTAACAATCTTTCATGGCTTTCTCGTGCTTCATAACCATAGTCGACACCAGACATATAAGCTTGTTTCATTTGCTCTGCGCTATACAACTGTTCACCGCCTAAAGTTGCCACTGGTTTAATATCTTTTAATTCTTCCAATTGCATTTCTCCAAATCTCTAATTCGTTTTCGAGCTTCATCACGCTGCCTTTTTACTTTATCTAGCTGTATAGCAACACAAGATGCACCCATGATAAAGCTCCCGATTGCTATAATAAATAGTCCAATCATTAATTCTAATTTTTGATGTTCCATGATTAAACCTCTTGATTCGCCAAAGTATGAATCACATCAATTAGGCAATTCATATAGCCTGTATTATATTCATCATGCGTACAATCATTCCAATCTGAGAAATCCTCAGTCATTTTTTGAATTAATTCCAATTTAACTGATGCTGCTAGCTCCAAATTATATTCTTTGTCATTAAGTTGACTTTTATTAATTGTTACCTTCATGCTTTCCCTACTTTCCACTGCTATAAACCATAAACATTATGGAGTGGACCTTTTGCATACAAACGTCCATTTATTTTGCTGACTCTAAAGGAATTTAGCTTTGCTCCTTTTCTGTCAAATTTACTTTTTCCAACGATAATATCGTCTTTTGAGATATCAATGACTTTCATCAAGCCATATCCAGAGAAGTTTATTTCATCTCCTCGTTTTATATACCTTTTATCAAACATTTCTGTTCTCCTATATGCCAATATCTTCCGCTCTCTCGCTTTTTAGCTTGTACAGGTATAATCTGTTGCAAACTAATTTTAAACGCGACAAACGGAAGAGATGTGGCAATTTTTACTATTCCAGAACGATAACTACTTCTTTCAAGTTGCGATCAAGAAAATCATAGAGTTGTAACCAAGTCATTTGCTGACCATTATTGAAAACTTTGCGAATGTCTTTGTAGTATTCAACAAGTTCTTGTTTGTACTTTTTACGTGCATCAATGTAAACAATTTTATAGCCGTAACCATCATACTTAGCTTTTTTGGCCATATTGTAGAGCTTCATCAGTGGTATAGGTCTGAATGATGTCATTCTTCCGAGTCCTTTTCAGAATCAATCACTTCTGCGACTCCATGAACAAATCCTGAAACAAAAGCAATTTCTGCAATTTTATCTGCAGGCAGGCCCGCTTTAAGGGGTTCTTCAATACTTTTTGCAAGACAATCGATATGTTCTTTAAGTACTTCTTCACCTTTTGAAGCGATCACATCACTGATAAGTCCTGAGAAGATTGTTTCGAGTACATCCATTGCATTTACTTTAAATTGTTTTGTAGCCATTTTATTTTTTCCCTTTTCTAATTTTTGAGTGGTGGTGCTGGAATTAACTCAAAGTGATCATTAACTCGCACCTTTTTTCCATTTTTGATTTCCATATGCCATGCAAACAAACGATTTGTTACCTCATCACGAGACAATTTCGTCAAATCACAAATAAATTTAACTGGATCTGTCCGCAAATTGTTCTTTTCCCGCAATTGTTTCCAACGTTCATAATGCTCAACAGTTACTCCAGAACACACTCGCCCCGCACGATCTAGGTAGTAATCCCTGAGTACTTCTGAAAAACTAACCATTTCTTCATCCATCGTTCAGTCCCTTCTCTCGTGCAAGGTAGTACATCTCGTTTTGGCTCATACCCGTTGTATCGATTCCCGCTCGGATTAGCTTCGCTTCGTCTGTCCAATCTGGAGCTTTCTTTCCTGCGCTAGGTTGCGATTTTATATTTACTGGCTTGGATTTTTTGCGTTCAAAAGCAACGCTCTCAGCCATTGCATCATTGAGTGTTTTGATTCCCTTTTTATCCCAAAAACTAAGTATATTCATTGCTGTACTAAAAGGCTTATTTTGCCTAACAGCTCTTTTCATAGCTTCAAGTGTGAGTTCAAAACCGTAATCTGAAAGAGAGTATTTCAAGTCGTCGTAGATAAGGCCACTCAACGTTCCAAAATTTTCTTCATAAAATTTTCGAAGCTTCTCAAAATTAGAGTACCCACTACTACTATTTTCTTTACTCTTATTTACTTTACTTTTCTTTACTTTACTTTGTTGATTATCATGTGAATTTACTGAGTTATTGTGTTCATTATCTGAGTTATTGGAGGGTTTCTTCTCCGTAAACTCGTCATTAACTAAGTAAATGTCGGAAATAACTATTTCTTTCCTTTTTTTTGCAGCTTCTCGATATCTATTTTGGATACCTTTAGAAGTGAGAATTTTATATTTTTCAAATTTATCTTTATCGAAAAATCCAACTTGCACAGCCTTATTTACTATTTCTTCAACTAGACCCTCTTTCGCCCCAACTTCGTCAGCAACTAAGAACATCGTATCTTCATCCCACCCAAAGTAATAACCAGTATCCCGGTAAATATTACCCAGCAGGCAAAGTAGTACTTCAACAGTAGCAGGCCCACAAGCTCGCTTTATTTTTCTAACTTTGATATCTTTTAAAAAATTTACATCAAGGGGGAAATAGTCAAGTCCTTGTTTAAGTGGTCTTGCCATTTTATCCTCCAAATAGGCTATATCGTATTATTCTGTCCGCTTGACTTATTCTAGTCATATCACTACCTCTCTCATAGGTTAGCGCTGGGTCTCCCTGAGTACATAGCGCCCGACTTACATGTCCTTCCTGCACAAAGCCTAGTGTCTGTTAGTTAGAATGGTAAATCGTCATCTGAGACTTCCATTGGTGAACCTGCAAAAGAATCTTTATCTTGGTTAGATTTAGTTTTCCCTTTTTCTGTTTTATTTGAGTTACTTCCTAGCATTTGAAAGTTATCAGCCAATACTTCTGTTACATAAACACGCTGGCCTTCTTTGTTCTCGTAATTTCTCACTTGGATGCCTCCAGTAATACCAACTAAAGTTCCTTTTTTTGCCCAATTTGCTAAGTTTTCAGCGGGCTGTCTCCAAATAACACAGTTGATGAAATCTGCTTCACGTTCACCTTGAGCATTTTTAAAACGGCGATTTACTGCTAAAGTAAAAGTTGCTACTGCAGTATTCTGTGGCGTATATCTTAATTCTGGATCACGAACAATACGTCCGACCAACACAACATTATTTATCATTTGTTTCTCCTTTTTTTACGTCAACATAATTTTCAATATCATTAAAGGCTTCAACCAATGGCATAGATAACCATTCTTCTTGTTCTTCAACAGTAGCCCCATAGTCATTCCCTGCGATACCTACCATTTTTTCGACAACTGCCCTTAATTTTGGTTCATCAAATTCTTTTTTTGCCTTACCAACAACATATAATTTAGGTGGAGTTAGCTCCTCTTCCTCTGGGAAGTCCTCTCCTGCATAGATGTATAATCCTAGTCCATGTCTTGCTATTGCTTTGGTTAAACCGCGTTGAATTGCTTTATTTACATCTACGCTAGTAACATTATCAACTGGAATAGACTTGTTTTTAAAATCCATAACTGGAAGATATTCAATATGCTCTAGCCCTTCCACGGTTACACCAACTTTGACCCAAGCAGTCTTACCATCTGTCCAGTAATTCACACCGTTTTCTCGTTCATAGACTTTACTTGTAGCATCTGGATATACTTTATGTAACTCTATCCATGCCCAAGCCCATGATAAATAATCTAAATTATTTTTTTTCTTTTTATTTTCGTCAACATTTACGGAGCTTAGGACTTCAAATGACGTTCTATTTTTTTCTGTCATAATATTACCTATACATCCCACTTAAGAGGAGCTTTCTTCTCTTTATATACAATAGATTGTTCAAGCTCTTGTTCGATACTTTCTCCAAACATTTTAATGAGTGCTGGTAATCCGATTGGCTCAACACAATCCCAACCATGAGCAGTTACTAAATCGAATTTTTGTTTATTGGTCATTGTTAGAGTTTTCTGTTGAGCAGGCTTTCCATAGGATAAGCGAGCGAATTGTTGTCCTTCGTCAAGACGTTTTTTCGCTTCTTTTTCCCCTTCTTTTCTCAACTTGTCTGCTAATTTTAGGGTGGCTAAAAGGTCTGTTAAATCAGCATTACTTAGTTCTTTAATCATTGATGGACGAAACTCAAGCACTTCACCAGTTTCTCTGTCCATTGGTATTAGTTGTAAACTCATTTTTTATTCCTCCGAATTTTTATCTAGTTCCGATAATTTTAAATTCACCCTTACTTATTTCGATATAAAATACATCCTGTGATTCTTGTTTCAATCTGAAAGAATAGCGACCTTTAATTCCGTTCTTAAAATTTGATAGGTATTTTTCAGATAAAATATTAACAATATTCTTAGCCGATACATTTATACTGCTGCTATTTTTAGATTTGGTGATTTTATAACTATTAATAGTTGAGGTGTTTGAAAATTTCATAGCCAGCATCCCATTTTGAATCATAAACTGAATATATTTATAACTTCCTAATTCAAATGTTTCTATAGAATACTTGTTAAATATAAGCTGATTTTTCGACATAGAAACAAGCGGTATTTGTACAAATTCTCGCCCAAATCTTTCCTTTTTGATTACTGATTCTTCATTAAAATTAAACATTCTTTATTTCCTCCAATTGTTTTGTGTTATAATTGGGGTATAATCTTACTCAAGATTTTAACCCCGTCCTTGGCTGCAACCAGGGACTTTTTATTTTGTCATATAACGCCAATAATCTAATTCATCATAGAATCGGCGTGTGAAATCTTTAGTTGATACTGTCCACAAATTTTTAGTAAAAAACTTTGTAACAATTCTTCCGTCAGTCGTAGTGAATTGATCACAGATTATCATGCCGTTTCTCCCATATTGTGTACAATTTTTGCAAGTTGAATCTTGCGTTTTCTTTCTAAAATTTCAAGTTCTAATTTTTCAATATATAAGCGATTTTGTTCATCGCTCCATTCGGACGATTCTATTAGAGCGACAGCTTCATTGAATATTGCTCTTAATTGTTCAATTGGTAAACGTTTGAAGCAATCGCTATCTACTACGATTAAGCGCCCCTCTGGATTACGCCATTGTATTCTTAGCTTAGACCATGCTGTACTGTCTAGTGCGTCATCTTGCCAGATATGGACTCTTCCGTATAGTCCTTGTTTATCTAAAATTGTAGCCATTTGTCGTTCTCCTATATGCACATTTGTGCGTTTTTTGTTATACTAAAGGAAATAGCTTGTGCACATTTTTGGCTCCTACACCAAGCGCTATCGCTATTTTTTGTGCAGTATAAATACTCGGAACTCTTGTCTCGAGTTCATAACTTTGGTAGCTTCTAACGGCAATACCAACTTTTTTTGCGACTTCTTTTTGCGTGAGTCCTTTGAACTCGCGAGCTTCTTTTAATGAGATATTCATTATTTCCTTTCTGTTATACTCGCGTACTTTCGTACGTTGTATAATGATTATAACATGTACTTTCGTACGTGTCAAGAATAAAATATTTTTGAGGTATAATTATTGTGAACAATTTTCCAGAACGCTTGAAATCATTGCGGTTAGAGGCTGGGTTAAGCCAACCAAAACTTGCTGAACAAACAGGTATTTCTCCATCAGCCGTTCAATCATACGAATTGAATCGTAGAGAAGCTAAGACAACACAATTAATAGCTCTAGCAGACTTCTTTGACGTGTCGCTAGACTATCTTGTAGGGCGTAGTGATGAGAGATAGGAGGGGAATTTTGGAACTTAAAGACATATATAAGATTGAAAAGTTTACACAAGACGAATTAGATAATGTAAACCTCCTCATCGAAAACGGATGGGCTTTACTCCAAATCGGAACTTCCGATTATAGGTATGATAGATTAGGTTATATAGCTGCTTCTGAAACTCTATTTTTTGTCGGAGCTGATAAATCAACTTTTCGAACTTTTAATTTAGAGTTGCACCGAAGAAACTTAAATATTGAATCATCTGCTCGTTCTTTAGCTCGGAGGCTAGAGAATGCTGAAAGATATCGACAAGATACAATACGAATAAATAAAATACTTAATCCCCCAGAAAAAAACCATTCTGGTAATTCATCTAGCTATGTATCTGTTGGTAATAATCATATGGAAATCAGTGATGACGACTTACCATTTTAGGTTGTTTTTTCTTTTTCCCAAACTTCTTCATTTGCTCCCAATATGAAACTCGCGTTGTTTTCTGAAATCAAAATCCATCCTCTGTCTAATAACTCATTCACTTCGTCAATAGTATTAGTTTGCTTTAGTTGCTTAATCATACTGCCTCCAATTGTTTTGTGTTATAATTGGGGGTATAATCTTACGCAAGATTTTAACCCCGTCCTTGGCTGCAACCAGGGACTTTTTTATTTTCTTTTGCCATCATGCTCTCGTTTCTTGAACGATTGACGTGAAACCATGAAATCGAGAACTTAATCGACCTTCTTCAGCAATAACTTCTTGTGATGATAATTCAATTTTTAGATTACGATTTTCATTACGTAACTTCCTATTTTCCATTATCAGCGCTTGCATTTCCATGCGTTGCTTTTTTATCCATGCAGATTGATCATTAATATATGCCATTTATATAGCCTTTCTTTGATATCTAAAAACTCCGTTGTAGCAAAGTTTTAGTACATTTTTCTTATTTGACAGCTCCCAAAGTATCTCACCAGTTTCTCGTTCTACGATTAGATACATGAATTGTCCTTTCTAGATTACCCCTCGCTCCACATAATCTTCAAAACCAATCTGCCAGTACTTTCTTGCTGTAGGCCCATTGTCTGGGTGGTCAATATTTCTTTGAGCCCAATCTTCATCGGCTATAATTGTACCGTCAGCCATTTTATGGATAAATTTGAATGTATCTCCCTTACCCATTGTTTTTACAGGCTTCGATTTTCTTTCTGGTTTGCTTTCTTTTTTGTCCATGTGGTATAATATCCTTACTTCATTAGATTGGCTCACTGTTCCCGCAGTGGGCTTTTTTGTTTTATGCGACATCTTTTAAAAATTTATTTACAAAGTAGATTTGACCTTTACCTGTTACTTTAGGAGTTTTGGTAATTCTTGTAGAGCCATCTGGATTAACGTGGATACTTTCTTTAATATTAAGTAAATCTTGCCTTACGGCTTTCTGAGTTGGCATATTCCAATCCTCGCCTTTTCGACTACCAAGCCAGCCATTTTCACGAAGGTAAGCAAACAGACGATTCTGTCCTATTTCATAGCCACTTTGACAAATGATTTTAGCTAACTGACCAACTAAAATGGAGCTTTGAGAAGTTGCTACGCTATCAGCAAAAATAGCTTTTGGCTTCATTTCAGCATTCTCAGTTTCTAGCTTCAATACCTTGCGTTCTAAGATTTGACGACTACGCATAAGAATCATTTCTTCACTATTCCATGCTTTTTCTACTTGGATAAAATAATCACGGAATTCAAATCCTTTACTTGTTCCCGCCATCATAGCAATATGCTTAGCCATTTCAACAGATAAGGCATAATCTTGAACATCCTTGACTCCGCCATACTGATTTTGCTGTGTAGTCGTAACTACGGAGCTAAAATCAATATTCTCTTTAAACATCTTAAAATTTTGAGTAACCCATAAGCTAAACCGTGTTTTTACTCCCAGTCCGTTATGTAATTCTCTTGCACTTACAACTTGCTCATTATTTGAATTTTGTGTTACTGTAATTAATTCGTTCATATTGTTCCTTTCTAACTTGCTTTATCAAGACCACCTTTCGTGGACTTTTTGTTTAAAAAAATATCATCAATCCGTTTGTTGAATTTATTAGCAACAAGAAACATCTCTGTTCCCCACCAATCATTTTCTCCAAGCTCCTTCTTACGATATGTTTCTGGTGTGACACCAATAACCTCCGCCATTTCTTTACGAGAAATATTTTTCTCAATACGAAGGGCGATTAGTTCTTTCTCTACCGCCATAACGACCCCTTTCTTTAATTTAAATATTCTGCTTTCGCAGTATGGGAAGTCGAGGAATCGAACCTCTTCGCCAGTCTTCCCTACTCACAATAATTTGTAACCAACGTCATTCTTCTGTGATATAATAAGTTTGAGTAAATATTCACTATATATTTACTTAATATTTATAGAGAGGAGAAATCACCATGGCTTACACTACTGGAGAAAAACCTGGTAAAGGAACATACCGTTGTACTGCATGCGGCCAAAGCATTGTGCTTGACGATACCACTGATACTTTACCACCATGCCCTCGTTGTTCTGGAACTTCCTTTACTAAAGGTTAAAGTTTCATCTAGAACCCTTCGGGGTTCTTTTTTTATATGCTAATTTCACGTTTGAACACGCAAATACATTTACCTAAAATATTTACTTGTATCCATGAAACAGCTTTGCGGTTCCCTTTTTCGTCACGATACTTAGTGATATAATGTTTAATCATTTAATATATACTCCTTTCCGCCCCACTGGGGCTTTTTATTTGTCAAACAGTGCTTTGTGCTGCACTGTTTTAACTTTATGAATTCATTATAATCCACTTTTCGTGGATTGTCAAGAAAAAACGTGGTTTTTGTAAAAAAGTTTGCAAAACGTGGTTTTTTCCTTTATAATTAGACTATGGAAATTGAACAAATTAACCAATATGTTGGAGCTAAGATAAAAGAATATCGAAAGTCTAACGGTCTCAAACAAGAAGAGTTAGCAAAAAAAATTGGAGTAGGAAAAACTACAATATCCAATTATGAAGTTGGATTACGTTCTCCTAAAAAGCCACAAATGATTAAACTATCAGAAGTATTTGGTGTGGCAATTGATGACTTTTTTCCGAAAACAAATTTTTCAGAAGATGTAATCCCTACTTCTTCTCTTATAGAAAAAACAATAGAAAACATGAAAAAACTTGCCGAAGAACGGCAAGAAAATGTATTGAAGTTTTCTAAAATGCAGCTTGATGAACAAAAAGCAAAAGAACGTCGCAGAATTAAAATAGAAGTTATCAAACCTAAAGAAGAAAATAAACCTCTTGAACTCCACCCTGTTAAAGTTAAGGAACATATTTCACTTGCTGCAGGTCTTGGATTCAGCTATGACGAAACAGGGGAATATGCTACTTACTATACTGACCGTACTGACTTAAGATGCTTTGATGAAGGATTTCCTGTTGATGGAGATTCTATGGAACCAGCAATACATGATAATGATATAGCATTAGTAAAATACAACTATAGTAAAATAGATGGAGATATTTATGCGTTTGATTATGACGGTAAGAGTTATATCAAATATCTTTACTTCTATGATGATCGAATCGTTGTTAAGTCGGAAAATGCCAAAAAATATCCAGAATGGGAAATCAACTTTGAAGAACTTGCCTATGACGGATACACTCATTTTAAAATTGTTGGCGAAGTAGTTGATTGGTTTACACCAGAAATAGTCTAATTAATACTGGAAGGATGATTAATATGGATTTCGAAGAGTTTAAAAAATATGTAGAAGAAAATTGCAACGCAAAAAGTAATTTCTTTGAAAAGATGACTGTTTATATGAGACGTATGGTTGAATCTGAGGATAATAAGATTTATTTAACTGAGTCTCAAATCGAGACTGAAGTTAAAAAGAATTGGAATGCTTCTCTCCAAAATATGTATAACAAAGTCGATAAAAAAGTGACAACTAAAAAAACTGACGCTCATCCAGTGAAAGTTGAAAAATGGCTTACTCAAATGAGTGAACTTGAGGTCTTAGATAACTTTGCTGAAAGTATTGATAATATAGAATTTGACTAAATAAAAATACCGCCAAATCCAACAGGACGGCGGTTTTAATATAAGGAGGATAATATGATAAAGAACGTAGCAATTTATGCTCGAGTAAGTACCACAAATCAAGCTGAGGAAGGTTACTCCGTAGACCAACAAATAGATAAGCTAACAAAATATGCAGAATTAAACGACTGGAAAATTTCAAAAATTTATAAGGATGCTGGTTTCTCTGGAGCTAAACTCCAAAGACCAGGAATGCAGCAACTCATTAATGACATTCGAGAAAAGAAATTTGAAGCAGTACTCGTCTATAAACTTGATAGACTTTCTCGAAGTGTAAGAGATACTTTGTACCTCACGAAAGATGTTTTTACAAAAAACAATATTGCCTTTGTATCCCTTAATGAAAATATAGATACTTCTTCTGCTATGGGAAGTTTATTCTTAACAATTCTCTCAGCAATCAATGAATTTGAAAGAGAAAACATTAAAGAACGTATGACAATGGGGAAATTGGGTAGAATAAAATCTGGTAAGACATCCGCATGGTCTAACGTTCCTTTCGGATACAAATATATTGACGGAGAGCTAGTACAAGATGAGATTCAAGCACCAATAGTTCGTAACATTTTCGAGTCTTATCTATCTGGTCAATCACTCTCTAAAATAAAAAGAATTCTAAATGAAGAAGGGCATATCGGTAAAGATAAACAATGGAGCTTTAGTAGAGTAAGACAAGTACTAGAAAATGTAATCCATGCAGGATACAATAATTTTAAGGGAGAAATCTACAAAGGTAATCACAAAGAAATTGTCAGTTATGAAATGTGGCAAGAGGTACAAGACGAACTTCAAAAAAGGCAAAAAATGTCTTATTCAAAATATAATAACCCTCGTCCATTCCAATCAAAATATCTCTTGTCTGGACTTGTACGCTGTGGCTACTGCAATTCTACTTTAGAGCTTAGATTTGGTCAAACCCGAAAAGATAATACTAGAATGAGACGTTATCAATGCAAGAGCACTATTGGAAAACTAAAACAAGATGATCGTTGCCCTGCCCTTACCTATGACTTAGAGGAATTAGAAAATAATATTTTACAAAAAATCGAGGATTATAAAGCAGCGCCAAGTACGTTGTCTCCTCTATCCTCAAATAATAATGGAGGAAATAAAGACTATCAAACAAAGATAATAAATGATAAAATTTCAGCAATCGATAAAAAATTAAGTAGACTTGTTGATTTATACCTTGATGGTACAATTTCATCAGATATTTTGGATACAAAAAAAGCTACTTTAGAAAGTGAGCGCTCTACTTATATTAATAAATTAAATTCCTTGAAAGATAATGCTACCAAAGAAAGTAAAATGGATAGATTCACAAATTTAATTGGAGATACAGGACTGAGTCTTTTTGATATGAGTTATGAAAAGAAAAAAGAAATAACACGTTCATTGATTAAAGAAATTACTTTAAAGGGGGATGAAATTAAGGTAGAATGGGACTTTTTATAATTCTCCAAAAAATAATATTAAGTATTAGTCATTTCAATCGCTGAGTGCCATTTTTCAAAAGCAAACATTGAGCACCAGTAAAGCCAAAAGTTTGATTCAAAAAATTCTTCACTGAAAACATCTTCAATTTTTTTGCCTACCAAACTTTCTTCCTGTGCCATGAAAAGCTTCACGATTTCATCTTGAGCTTGTCGACTTAAGGTAAATTGTCCATCATCAGCAACACGTTCACCACGATTCGCAATAATACGACAATTAGAAGAGTTAGGATCATCCTTATCTAAATAGTAAAATTCATCTAAAACTGAAGCATTTTCAACTTCCAGACTTGGAATAGAATGAAAAAGATCCCAAAGACACTCAAAATGGTTTTCCATTTCACGACCTCCACGAATCACAAAGCCATCATGTGGAATAAACGAACCGTCTAAAGAGCCGCCGGAAAGAGAAAGTTCTTCTAAAATATGAATACGACTCCCTGGGACTTGGCCATCTCTGATCAGAAAGACAGCCGCAGCCAGTCCTGCAAGACCTGCTCCGACAATATAGGCAGACTTCTTGTCAGCCTCTTGTGGTTTTCTTGGTCGAACAAAAGCTTCATAATTTCCGTTTGTATAACGCATATTCAATCCCTCTTTTCTAATTGTTCTTATAATTTGATTATATTCTTAAAAGAGAGCGATTTCAAATTTCTTCTGGCTCTTTTGGACAAGTCTATATTTTTTGAGTAAAAAAGAAACTCAAACAAAAACCAGCTCCTTATCTTGATATCACTTGCTTCATTTCACCTTGTATATTACCTTTTTACTAAAATCTTTTCTGTGTTTTCTCTTTATTTTTTGCACGATGTAATGCTCTAAGTTTTTGTCTCTTTTTAGCATGATAGATTGCCAAAGCATGTATGAGAATAGAGACAAAGAAGAGAAGAAAAATCTCTCTAAGTGTTATCCATTCAGAAAATAAAAGCAAGACAGAGAAATTCACCACAAATATAAAGACGTAATAAGCACGCTCTTTATTTTTATTCATAAGCTCTATGGGATAGATACTGTTCGAGAAAGAGATACTCGTGGAAGGTGAACTCCAACGCTTCTGAATCTGGTTCTTGCTCTACATTCACATTACTCGCTTGAAACATACCAACGGCTGATGGCATTGATGCCGATAATAAAGTTAAACCTGAGATACTCATAATTATAACTTTTTTCAATTTCTTCTCCATAAGATTTTCCTTTTCTTAATCTAACGCTGAAGCACTTCATCCAGCACACTTTACTTGCAGTTTCCTTTTTAAAGTTTTACTCTCCTTTCATCAAAGGCCTTTTTATTTGATTAATAAAAGGTTAACAAGATCATCTTAAGTCAAACTGAATTTTATATACTATTCTATTAATTTAATGAGCCGTTTTTGGCTCACTTTATTTGAAGACCAAACCAATAAATTTTAAAACAAAAAAAACACCTTAAGAAGGTGCTTTTTTTATGCTTAATGTGCTACTGGATTGCTAGCAATAATTTCCATATTACCTGAAAGTTGCCATTGCTCAATCCCTGTAGGGAGGATGAAGTGGTCGCCTTTCGATAATGCATACGTTTTATCAGCCACCGTAAGTTGTCCTTTTCCTTCAAGAATAGACACGAGCATATAGTCTGCTGTAGCTTCAAAGTCTTGTGTACCGTGAATTGACCATTTATAAACGTCAAAGAACTCTGATTTTACCAAAGTTGTTAAGTCTGCATTTTCTTCTTTAACAACTTGGACTTTATTTTCTGGTGTTTGATCCCCTGGTATGTGAAGCACATCAATTGATTGTTGTATGTGTAATTCACGAAGATTGCCTTGGTCATCCTTACGATCGAAATCATATACACGGTAAGTTGTGTCGCTTGATTGTTGCGTTTCCAGAATAACAATGCCCGCACCAATTGCATGCATTGTTCCTGCAGGTACATGGAAGAAATCACCTGCTTTGACTTTAACTTTGCGTAGTAAGTGATCCCAGTCTCCCGAATTAATCATTTCTGCAAGTTCTTCACGTGATTTTGCATTATGTCCATAAATAATCTCAGAACCTTCTTCTGCTGAAATGATATACCAACATTCTGTTTTACCAAGCTCGCCTTCATGCTTCATACCGTATTCATCATTTGGATGAACTTGCACTGAAAGCCAGTCATTGGCGTCCAAAATTTTTGTTAAGAGAGGAAATACTTCTTCCTTCGTATTGCCGAAAAGCTCACGGTGTTGGTCAAATACCTTGTCTAATTTTTGTCCAGCGAATTTTCCATTTTTAATTGTTGAAACACCATGTGGATGAGCTGAAATTGCCCAGTATTCACCGATTTTATCAGATGGTAATTCATAGCCAAAAGATTTAAGGTGATCACCACCCCAGAGTTTTTCTTGCAATACGGAATCTAAAAATAATGGTTCTATTGACATTTTTTCTCCTCATTTGTTTAATAAT